CTCTGTAATTGTATTTTCAATCTTGTGTTGTTGCGTTTGATGTGGTTAATCCTTGCACAAAGGCATTGCCCGGAGTTTTCGGGTGGTGTTTTGAAGAATTTTAGGAAGACAGTTTGTCCGGCAACTTTTGGTGATGATCTTATGGCGGCGATTTCTTTGATGATTAGTGATTGGTTCAATCAGCAAAGTTATGCGGCTGCGTTGGCAGAGTATGGTATAGAGTTCACTGCAGCGGATAAACGTTCAGAATTGTGTAAAGTTAAACCTTTGATTGAGTGTGAGTTTCTTAAGAATAAGACAGTGGTGCGAAATGGTTTCATACCATCAGTTAGATTTTATCCTAAACCTAACGAAGAGAGTTTGATGAAGACTTTGTCATTCTCTTGCACCAAAGCTATTTCTTTAGAAACGGCGTGTTTTGTGAATGCGTGTGATGTATTGAGTCGTTCGTTTGCGTGTGGTGAGTATGATTTGTGGCAGAGGAGATTGAGACCAGTGTTAGCGGCTATGGGATTCAGAGAACCATTCCCGACTAAGAGTGAGTTGTTAGAGAGATTTACTAAGAAGACGTTGTGTGTTGATATGTTTGGTAGCGAGGAGACGATTGTTGAGGTTCCGTATCATGATAAGGTAGAGTGGTGTGTTCAAATGGATACTGAGAAGAAGACGGGAACTACTGTGAATGAGGTGGCTGGACCAACTGAAACACTTGGAGTACCATCAGCGAATACTAGTACAGTTATCAATGATGTGGAAGGTAGTTTTTTGGCTTGGTGTAAACGGTTTACTCCGTTTGCTATGTATCAGGGTGAACCTACCCTGCAGTTTCCTATTTCTCAAGTGTTCGCTGTCATACCTTATGATAGTGGTGAACCGGTGTTTCAATCGAGAGGTATTATTCCTTGGATAGCAAGTAAGTATAGATTGTGGATGGGCAATGTGAAGTTCTATTCGTTTTCTTCGGCATGGGATAGTGTGCATAAAGCAACGTGCTCTGTTGACCCGGTGATGACTACGTTATCTTGGGGTCAGTTTCCGTCAAATGCGCCGTCGGATAGTAGTGCAGTGGTTGTTGGACAACAAACACTCCAGTTCATGGTGCCTTATGTTAGTAGATTTCAGAGTAACGTTGTGCCGTGGTTTCCAGGGGAAGGTAAGCAGGAAATTTGTAATACGATGTATGTTAGTATGTTGAATGGTAATGATAATTCTGGTGCACAGGATCTTGTAAATACAGGTGTTGAAGTTGCATTAGCGGACGGGTTTAGATTTTCGATGATGTGTAGAGTGCCTTTGTTAACGGTGCAGGGTACGAACTACCCACACACATCGGGTAGCGCGTTTGTTATTGCGGAGAACATTAGATTTGTAGCTGGGGGTGTAGATGACACGTATGTGGATATAGATCAGCAGATCACAACAAATATTATTAAAGCACAAACCGTTCCAGGTACAGGTGGTGGAGCGTTGACTAGTTTTGTGATTCCTTCTAGTAAATTGTCAGACACAGCCTTAAGACAGTTGGGTTATGACATAAAACCTGGTCAGCCAAGATCAGTTACGACAGGAACCACAGATCCAGTTACTTTTAATAATACTGTTGCGAGTGTTGCGGTTGCACCAAATATTGTAAATTTTAGTTCAACGCCGTTTTCAACAACAACCCAGCCATATTATTTGGCAGGGACTGTTGTTGGGACGAGTTGGAGTATAGTTGATCAATATGGTGTGCAGGGAGTTGTGGGTACGGCGTTCACATCTACGGCTGATCAAAATTGGCCGAATATGCAGTTTAGGAGTAGATTGGGAGTGGCAGTTTCTCATACTTATAGTCCATCGGATCAGTTGGTGATGAATACAGCAACAACTACGATTACGGTGCCTCAGTCGGCAACTTTCACAGTTGTGGACCAAAATACTGGAAACTCATTCGTTGTGAAGCGGTGGGCGCGAAATGACCCGTCAGGGTTACCGACCAATATGTATTTTGGAACAGGTCCAACACGGACTTTTTCTACAGCAGGTGTTATGTTTCATGAGAATAAGCATGATGATTTTGTTTCTCTCAATGTTAGTTCTTCTAGTTCGTCGAGTTCTAGTAGTAGTAGTAGTGAGGTTAAGACGGTTATTCAGAGTAAGAAGATAGTGGAAACTGGGCCAGTGGAGGTAACCTTTGGTGGGCCTAAACCAGCACGTACTCTGTTGACGATGGGAGAGCAAGCCCCATCTAATATTGAGTTAGTCAGAAAAGAGCAATTAGTTACAACACTATCGTGGGACACGTCGATGGCTGTTGGGTCAGTTCTGGCTTCTTGGTTAGCACCTTTTGATTTTCTGAAGAATGGGCCTATGAAAAACGCATTTGATTCTAATGTGTTTTTTACTGGTGGTTTTTCGGCGAGGATGCAGGTACAATCGAATCAGTTTCAGTGTGGATGTTTGGCTTTGGTTTGGGCGCCGTTGATGACTCAAGCCAAAGCTTTGTCTATATACGCGGGTAGTTTTCCTTCTATTTGTGTTACAAGACACTGCTTTTTCTACGCGGGTAAAAATCAGAGTATAGAGTTTAACGTTCCGTACATTCATCCAAACAAATTTCTTAGTTGTGTTGCCAGTGATGACTGGAACATGACGGGAACGTTGTTTTTGATTGTAATTTCACCACTTCGATGTGGTCCGAGCGCAACCTCTCTAAACGCTGGTCTTTCACTGTTTGTGAAATTTAGCAATGAGTCGTTTTCGGTGGTCAATCCTTATGGTGTAAGTATTGTTCCACAAGGGGGAGTACAGTCCGCGTACACCTCCAAAGTGTTTAATATTAGCGGAACAATGAACGGTACAATTGATGCGAAATCCGGTGGGGATTCGTTTCAAGGGGGGAATACCGAGGTCAAGGCAAACGATGCACCAAACATTGGAGCCAATCCCCTACCTGTGCAGCTGCGCCCATTCCCAACATTAGCCAATGATGTTCAAATTGGTTTTTGTGAGGTGCTGGATCTTAATCCAGGGCGCATGCCGCAAGTACCCACCAGTTCAACTGGACTTGCATTAGATGAGATGAACATCAAGGCTTCGGCTCAGATGTACTCTTATAGGAATACATTCCAGGTGAACACCTCGCAGGTGTTAAACGACATAGTTTATAGGCAAGATCTTTGTCCCTGTGATGAACTGTTTACAGCGGCGCAGAATTCGACATTCGCGCCGACGAATTTAACATTCGATACGTGCAGATCATCGCATTGGAAAGGCGATCTTAAATTTAAAATTGTGGCCGTTGCAACGACCCTACACACCTTGCGACTTGGCATCTGTTCCCATTACGCGTTTACAGCTGACGGCTTAACCGTAAATCAGGCCATGGGTCAATATATGGTGGTTTTGGACCTCCAAGAAACACTACAAGAGTTAGAAATCGTGTTTCCGTGGCGTAGCCCAACTGATTGGAAGAAAGTTCCGACCGGGAGTGTTATAGACAAATCACCATATTCGATGGGACAATTTTCGATCCGAGTGCTGAATCCATTGCAGGCACCGGAAATTGTCACACAAACAATAGATTTTCTCGTCTTCATGGCGGCGGGTGAGAATTTCGCGACGCAGTATTTGGGAAATAATGCGATCGATTTATGTATAGCACCACTGTAGTCTAGGTGAATTATGGAGGGGTGTAAATGGGTTTTCCCGGAAATCCGTA